TACGGTGTAGTCGCGTCAAAGGTCGAGCTGATGGAGATCTGGATGCACTGGACACTGAAGCTGATTGTCCGGTTGTTGCCATATACATCCGAGATGTTCACCTTCACCACATTGGCTCCTACTGTCAGGTACGGCGATATGTCAATATTAACGGTCCCCTGCCTTATGTTCAGGACGGCTTTGTTGGCTCCGTTTACCGTGATCCTGGCAGTCCCATCCCCGGTCGGCATGTCATCCTCCACAGAGGTCCACGTGACCGATACAGTGCAGTTGTCCCCATCGGCTATGGTCGTTGACAGCCAGCCTGTATTATTCGCCACGGTGAGGGCGGCATTGTTGCCGCCATTTCCTCCGCCCCCGCTGCCGCCGTTCCCTGCAAACGGCCCATATGGCCCGGCAATGCGTTCGCCATTGTTCAGGAGATAGACGAGACCGTTCCCATCCACTTCGAGTTCCTGGCAGTATCCTGCGTTTTCAAGCTGCAGCTGCCTGACCGTAGATCTAAACTCTGACACCATGTTGGCAAGCTCCGCCGTCTCGTTGGCGGCATTCGTCGCCTCTGAAAACGCCCTTGCCGCCACCTCGTCCGCTTCGCTCGCGATCATACCTATCGCAGTTCCCGCTTCATTGATCTCCCTCATCGCACGGGCGTGTTCCGCTGTCATTGAACTCATGCCTTCTTCATACGCCTGTCCGAACTGCAGGACCGCTTCCGCTGTGGCTACAGCATCCTCATGTGCCGATGCCGCGTCGGCCGAGACCTGCGCAGCAATGCCTTCCTGCGTTTCGATGGCTTCAAGCATACCGTGATAGGCCCCGATCAGCTCCTCCGCATTATCCTCGAGTTCGACCAGTTCGCGCGTCTGTGACCCGGATATGACTGTGTCTTTATCCAATGCAGCACGTTCGATGAAGATAACAAAGTTCGCGGTGTTCAGCTCCTTTCCGTCCTTCCGGAGAGAGATCTCGAATATCGCGTTCCCGGCTGCTGCCGTCATCTGCTGGTCCCCAGATACTGTCACCACATTGTCATCCGCTGTACATTCCGCGGAAAACCCGTTCCCGTCCGGCTTCGTCCCGCGGATCAGGACCGTCGTGCCTGGGTCGACCATAAAAGGTTCGCCCCTGTCATAAAGGCTGATCCTTATCTGGTAATCGTCGTCGTACTGATTCAGTTTGACCGTGGAATTAAATCCACCGGGGATCATACTGAGATCAATTTCATGTACAATCATTGTTCATCCTCCTTGCCCTCATCGGGCTTTCTGATCATGCCCGCAATCAGATCATCGTATGCCTGCTTCCTGATATCGTTCAGTACTGCTTCCATAACGATCACCGCTTCCTGTGGTCCGATCCCGTTCGCCGGGAAATGGATCTGTGCACATTTCAGGATTTCGTACTTGACTGCCGCCACTATCTTCCCGTCCAATGCATTTCCTCCTGTCTAATCAATTAGATAATCTGCCTGATAAGGCCATGGTCAAGCTGTACTCGCATATCCCCGATGACACACCAGCCATCGAGGCCGGGAAGGTAGCCTGTATCTATTGTACCGTGATACCCGTTATTATCTATATAACTCCCGCTCGGCTCGAACGATACCCTGCTATTCGCCTGCAGGTGCAGCTCGCCATAGCTTTTCAACGAGACATGTTTCCCATCGTCAGCATAATTGGCGGCAAGGTCGAGCATCCCGTATGCTCTTGAATTCACGTAGCCACTAAGCACCGCATCATAGATCTCCAGTCTCTCCGTGTCGTTGTTCCACGGCGCGTAAGAAGTGATCTTCCCGTTATTGTCTATCTTTATATAGTGATTATTCGTAACGCTCCCTAATGTGATAGTCCCCTTTTTTATGGTGACCGTCCCATTCGTTAGGTTGATGACGGCATTCTCTCCGGCATCCTTGATAATCCCGGTCGTGATATTGCTTCCATTGACCGTCGTATAACCGGAAGTACCGAGCCCGGACTTTGTCGCGAAGCCGTCAAAATTCGTGACGCCCTTCAGATTGATCGTGTTATTGTCGAGGTCGATGGCTACCGTCCCGTCCTGTGATTCGATCCTTCCGGTATTGACCCATGATGCATTGATCCCGATGACAGCCAGCATATTAAGGACTGCATTGCCGTCAGAGTCGAAGCCATTGGAGTACGTCCTTCCGCCATTCCTCGACAGGAAGAACCCATCTATGGACTTTTTATAGACGATCGTGCTCTCCGCAAGCGTCGGTGCGTCATGGGCGTAATGTATCTTGGATCCGTCCTGCAGCACTTCTTCCGTCTCGTAGAATCCAAGGGCATTGAATGCTAGCGCATCGAGGTGTGCCTGCGCTGCCATATATGCATCGACGTTCTTCGGCACCTCCTTCCGCAGCTTCGCCGCCGTCGCCGCCAGTCTGCTGTACCGATCCGCACTCTTCCGGATGGCGGGCACCGCGTCGCATGTGATCGACGCAAAATTCCCTACGCTGTACGTCAGGTTCGTAATATATGCCCTGTACCTGTTGTTCTTCCTGTCGGTGAGCATGGCCGCATCACCGGCCTCCATGACAGGATCCCCGAGGATCGATGCACTGCCAGGGCGGAAACGCATCCCGACGACATACGGGCCGATAAGGTTCGCCACAGCCTGGGCTGTCCCATAAGCGATCAATGGGTTCTCCCTGACCACAAGGACATATCCGTCATTGCCGTATGTATATGTCTCTCCTTCTGTCCCGTCCGCTGCGTCTGAAGCTACCACCATCACGCCCGTGACCACAACGTCCTCCGTGTTCACTGTAGGGCCTTGCGAGAACTTCGCGACTGCGTGCCTCTGGCTCTCATTCCCGGAATCAAAGGCTGTCCTGTCATACCATTTGAGTTCCAGCCTCCCCTGTGCGTTGCACCTGGCAAAGCAGCATGCAATCTGTGCACAGTATGACAGGATCTGCCTGTATGTCATGGAATCATCCCCGAACGGGTCCTGCTCTATCCTGTACGTGGAATTGCTGAAGGTTGATGTCGCCAATGTTACACCGCACCTTGTACAGCAGTACTGCACTATGCTCCCGACCGTTCTGGGGAATGTCATGCCCCCGTCATATTTCCGGTCGAACTTCGCCATGTAATCTACACCCTTCAGTGTGATCACGGCCGGCGTTGTCGTCGGGTCTGACAGGATGTACATCCCCTTCCTGAGCCATGACACAGCCGACCCCGAGTCGTTCGTCACCACTCCGGCAAAGACTGTCGCGACAGCCCCCTCGAAATTGTAGCTGCTGAACGCCCCGTCCGTATTGTCCATCAGGATCGTACATTGGTTGATGATTGCCGCTCCGATGTCGAAGGACCCGGAACCGCTCGTCCCGTCGTTCAGCGTTACCCCGCCCGCCATAAGGCGGTCCCCCTCCAGAGTCAGATTAGTGGGGTTGTCGGGGTCGTCGTTCAGCATGATGGTGACCCTGGCCCTTATCTTATGCCGTTCCGCTATGGCATTTCTGACTGCTGCCGTCGTACTTATCATTTGTCACCTCTGAATAATGTCCACGCTTACCGTCCTGTACCGGACGATCCCGTCGCCTACATCCGGAAGTCGTTCCTTGGCCATCGTGCCCCTGTACACTTCTATCGTTATATTGGCTCCGTCATCGTGGTACGTAAAGTTAAAGAATCCCCCCGTCATGTTGTTGAGGATGAGCAGCATCTCTGTTTCTGTCAGGTATTCCCATTTGATGGATACCGTTTTCTTCTGGGCGACGGCCTCGCCGACCATGGTTCCGTCCATCAATCGGCCCGTGTCGGAGGTCCAGATCAGTTCATCGTTAACACTCATGGATACAGGAGGCGGCATCTGCACGCCTCCCGCCATTAGGACTTCACTCATTATGTTATCTCCACCGGGTTATACCGGTAATCCAGCTCTGACAAGGCCTTCTTAACAAGCCTTGCAAGGAGCTGTCCGTCTATATAGAATCCCACCTGTGCAAGAGCCGCGATAATGCGCATCACAGCATTGTTGATGATGCTTTCGAGCTCTGCCTTTGTGACGCCACCGCCTGCCTCCCTTATGGCCATGCGTGCCGCCTCATATGCCATCTCTTCCAGTTTTCCCTCCGGAGAGACAATTTCCCCCTGCGTCCGGTTGTCACCGATCATAGCCAGCCTAGGCGTGTTTGCTTTTATGTAGCCGCCCTTGGCAAGCCTTGGAAGCGTTGGCGGATCCCAGTAAGGCAGGTTAAAGCCGATGCTCGTACCGCCGACGAAAGGAACCCCCTCCGGGACCTCAATGCTGCCAAGCGAATTGAACGCATCCGCGATCCCATTGACAACGTCCGATACTCCGTAAAGCAGGCTCTGCATGAAGTCAAGGATAGTGTTTACAGGATCTCTTACGATATCGACAAAAGAATCCCATACCCCCTGGAACGTCTCCGCGATGCCGTTCCACACGTTGCTCCAATCCGATTCGAACAGCCCTGTCAGGAAGTCTAGTACTCCCCCAAGAACATCCTCGATGTTCTTGATGACATCAGACACGACAGCGAGCAGTTCAAGGGCACTCTCCCCTATC